CGGCTGCTGAGATAAAGGCAGCCGGCTCTGAGGCCGGTGAGTTAGTTGCAGGTCAAGCCCGAGCACTAGCCCCAGTCAGAACTGGAGCCCTTCGCAATAGCATTAGGGTTTCTAAGACTTTGAACCGGGTATCTGTGTCGGCAGGTAATAACAAGTCAGTTCCTTACGCTAACCCTATTCATTGGGGTTGGTTTAAACGCAACATAAAGCCTCAGCCATTCTTCGTAAAGGCTTTAGGCATTACGCGCGATGAGGTTTACCGCAACTACTACAGAAGTTTGGATAAGCTAATAGAAACAAACTCCACGAAAGGAATACCCACAGAATGAATGGTTTTGATTTTGAGAGCTTGACTCTTGGAGAAGTAGAGATCATCGAGAACCTAATCGGTGAAAGCATTGATCAAGCTTTTGCAACTGGCAAGCCAAAGGGCAAGGCACTAAAGAGCTTTATCTGGGTAGTAATGAAAAGGGATAACCCAAAGTTTACAATCGAGGAAGCAAGCAACTACACACTTAGCCAGGCTCTAGCCATGGTCGAGGGTGAAGAAGCAAAAAAAGAATAAGGAAGAAAGCGGCTGAAAGAATGGCTCGGTTTTGCCAGGCATTCAACATCAGTCCATCAGAGTATAAAGCTCTCACGATGGCAGAGTTCGCGGCCTTCCTAAAAGTTTTGGAAGATGGTATTGACAGATGAGCTTAGTCCTCAATGTAGAAATCCTTGGTGAGTTCAAAAAGCTAACCGCGGCAACACAAGGAGCGAACAAACAGCTTTCTGGTCTTCAGTCAACTGCCTCAAAGATTAGCTCTGGTATCGGAAGAGCATTTGCGACTATCGGTGTTGGTCTTTCTTTCGCTGTTATAACTAGAGAACTCGAGCAAGCAGCAAAGGCCGCTGTGCAAGATGCTAAAAGCCAAGGGCTTCTTGCTAACCAGCTTCAGAACACTACTAACGCAACCGATGATCAAATTGCAGCTGTTGAAAAGCAGATAAACAAACTATCTCTAACAGCTTCTATTGCAGATGATGAACTTCGTCCTGCCTATGCGACCTTATTAAGAACCACTCGCTCGACTACTCAGGCTATGGATCTACTGACCCTAGCTTCTGATGTCAGCGCTGGATCGGGCAAGGGTCTAACTTCGGTCACAATGGCCTTGTCCAAGGCTTACCAGGGTAAGTTCGCAGCTCTTACAAAGCTTGGTATTCCAATGTCGGACAGTATTCAAAATGCTTCTGATTACTCAAAGGAAATGATAAAGCTCAATAAGCTGCAAGCCGAAGCAGCTCACACAGTTGGCCCAGACCTTGAAGCAGCCCTGGAAAAGGTAGCTGAACAACAGGATAAGGTAAACAGAATTAGCGCTGCCGGAATCGATTGGCAGAAAGATTTAGCTGATGCATTCGCTGGCTCAGCAGATAAAGCTGCAAACCTTGATCCTTACCAGAGACTTACGGTAGCGCTTGGAGAAATCTCTGAATCACTTGGAACTCTTGTAGTTCCATTGGTCGAGGCTTTTGCTAAAGCCATGGTGGACATTCTGCCTAAGGTTCAAAACTTCTTCAGTGTGTTGAATAAAGCACTGAGTAGCGAACAAGTTCAAAAAGCCTTCGCATCACTAAACAAATCGTTTGGTGATCTAGGTACATCACTAGGCAAATTGTTTGGAATTACCACTGGCCCAGAGGCATCTGGCTTTGCTGCATTCTTTGTAGTTCTTGCCGGCGTTCTCGAGGGCATAGTAAAGACTGTCGATCTAATGGTTCAAGGCTTTAAGAACGCATTCCCAGTTTTTAGAATCTTTGGCGATTTAGTAAACGGAATAGCAACTGGACTGGTTTCAATCTCAGGATACCAGCCACCGGTTCTTCCAGGTCAAATCTCTACACCTCAAAGCTCTGCGCCAGTCACTACCCCAAAGAATGTCACAATCAACATCAATAAGGGTAACGTCACAGCTAAAGAAATTGCCAACGCTGTAAACAAGGGAACCAAAACAACTGGAGCCCCATCCATTGACGCCTCTGCACTTAGGAGACTTGGGGCAAGATGATCTCCAACTTTAGCCTTCAAGATAATCTTTTTGTTGAGTTCTTACTTCCTGATGAAGATGGCAACAGCTTTATTCTTGGAATAAGCACGCTCGGCGGAGATGATGTCCTTGGTGGCTACGGCGAGTTTGTTATTGGTGAATCTTTACTTGGTGGAGATGACGTTCTAGCTCCAAGCTCAGGACTCAAATGGCAAAACGTAGGATGCGAAACTTCAAACGCAGTTCTTTCAATTGGTGGTTCGGTGAATGACGCAATCTACTTTCAACCACAGCCAGCTACAGCTAACCTAACGCTTCAAAGTTATGAACTTGATCCGACTGTAAACAAAAACGTCAGAGCTAATACAAAGATTAGAGTTCGCCTGGACTCAGAGGAAATCGATCGAGTTCTATTTGTTGGCTACATTGATACAATAGATGTCACTTATTATCCAATGGGCCCAAACCTAATTCGCATAACGGCTTATGACATTTACAAGTCATTGGTAAACCTTAGAATCGCAGATTGGGACACAACAACACTTCCCGCTGGCTACGCAACCACAGATGAGGTGTTCGAGCTTGTAGCACAAGAGACAGGCATTGGGCTTTCTTCAAACTCACTACCAACTATCGGTCGCATTCCAGCTGTGCAGATTGATAACGTTCTTGTTCCTGATGTAATGAATGACGCTATAAACGTTGGATTGGCTATTGTTTGGATTGATCAGGAGACCGAAGAGCTGACTGTTATTCCTAGACCAACATCAGCTGAAGGAAACTCGACAACTTACGTTATCGGAAACGACCATTCTTCAAACCCTTATCACCTTTGTTTAGCTGAGATAAATGTCAGCTCGGATGCAGATGCTGTTTATAACTCGCTCTATGTAGCCCTTAGTTCAGATGACACAACCTTTGTATTCCGCAAGGATCAGGATTCGATTGACCTCTATGGGGAATCAGCAATCGATGTATCAATAAACACTACCGACGCTACTGAATTAGCTCGCTGGGCCAGCGCTGTTTACCTTCAGGCTCCAACGAAGCTAGTTAGCCAGGTAGTGACTCCAGCCAAGGACAGGCTTGGAGACCTTACTGCTGCCGCTGTGTTTACACCGGGAACTCTCGTAGGGGTCAGCTATACTACTAACCAGTTGGACATTGTGGGATACTACACAATCATTCGCGTCAGCCATGAAATTGACGTCAATAACTGGTTCACAACTCTAGAACTTTGGAAGGAAGCCTAATGGCTTATAAAGTATTTTCTAACGGCAGCGTTTTAAACGCTTCGGATCTAAACGACTATCTGATGAACCAGTCGGTCATGGTATTTAGCAGCTCTGCTGCTCGAGCATCAGCTCTAACATCCCCCCTTGAGGGAATGCTTACCTGGTTGCAGGACTCAAACCGCTACCAGTTCTACTCCGGTACTGCCTGGGTAGATCTAACCGATGAGGCTTCAGGATGGTCTGACAAGTCTGCTAACTATTCAATCGTTGCAGCTGACCTTGGAACCACAATTCGCTCCACTTCGACAGCGATCACAATCACAATCGACAACGTGCTAACTCAGCAGGGCGATCGCATTGACTTTATCCAGGCTGGAGCAGGTCAGATTACATTCGCAGCTGGAGCCGGTGTGACGCTATCCTCAGCAGATGCCAAGCTAAAGACAGCTAAGCAATTCGCAGGAGCTTCTGTAGTATTCGGTGGCTCAGGAGTTTACTACTTGATTGGAAACTTAGGCTAATAATGCTTATCCCTCTTGGAATACTTGCTGGATCGGGTGGAGCACGTGAAAGCGTTGCCGGTTATTTTGGTGGTGGAGATAACAGCAGCGGCTATTTAGCAACTGTTGATAAGTTTGCTTTCCCCTCAGATACTAGAACCACTTTGGGGACTGGTTTAGCTACTGCCAAAGCAGGTGTGGCTGGTTTTGCTAACTCAGGTGTTGCTGGTTATGTTCTTGCTGGTTATGGTGCAAGTGGATACTTAAACACCAATGATAAGTTTGATTTTCCTTCTGATACTCGGTCAAACTCCACAAGCGTTTCTGTAAACAGAGGTGGCCCAGCGGGTTGTGCTAATTCAGGAGTTGCAGGTTATGTAGCTGGTGGTGACAACTATCCCAGTGCTAGTAATACCTCAGCCGACAAGTTTGCATTTCCCTCTGATACAAGAACTACTATCAGCGGAGTTTTGTCAAATGCCGTTTACATTTTGGGAGCTATGGCTGATACAGGTGTTGCTGGATACTTTGGTGGTGGTGCTTTCGACATCAGAGCAACAGTAGACAAGTTGGCATTTCCATCAGATACTAAAAGCACACTTGGCACAGGACTTTCCACAGCCCGATTCGGAATGGGCGGTTTTGCTAATGCCAATGTTGCTGGTTATTTTGCTGGTGGGGAAATCCCTGGAAACACTCTTGCTCCAACAGTAGATAAATTCGCGTTCCCTTCTGAAACCCGCAGCACACTTGGTACTGGCCTTTCTTCGGCAAGAAGATACCCAGGTGCTAATGCTGACTCGGGAGTTGCTGGCTATGTTGCTGGTGGAGAAACTTCAGGTGGGCGAGTGGACACAGTAGACAAATTTGCTTTTCCATCAGATACAAGAAGCACACTAGGAACTGGTCTTTCCGGTGCTCGCAGAAACATGGCTGGTTTCTCAAACGAGGGAGTGTTCTAATGTTTGAGGAAATAGAAAAAGCGATAGCAGAGGTTCAGCAGCCCAGATCACGCTTTCAATTAGAACGCTTTGTTTTAGGACAACACGCAACAGATGAAATGCGTTATTACCAGACTGTTATTGAACTCCAAGACGCCATCTACAAATACAAACTTGCAAAGATTAGTGTTGAAAAGACAGAACTTAAAATTGCAAAGCTTAGGGCAACAGGGGACGAGTTAGACGAACTCAGAGCACAAGAACGAGAACTTGGACTAGCTCAGACTCAGTTTGCTTTGGTCGGAGCTGAGCGAGAGATGAAGCACCTAATACAAATCTTTGATAGTTTTACCCACAAATACTCTCGTGAAGAAATTGAAGCAGCTCAGCCTGACTACTGGCAAGCAAGACTAACTAACAATGCTAAAGCTATGCTCATGAGCGGCTCATCTGTAAACGCTGCTCACATTGAAGCGATGGAACAAGCTGGAGTTCTAGATAACTTTGTTGCTGAAGTTGAGAAAACAAAAAAGGAGCTGGCGTGAATTACGCAACTTGGAAACTGAACTTTACCAACCCTGATTATGGAACCGGCCCAGAGCTTAAGATTATCGAACTTGGATCATCCGTAGAGGCGGCTTGGGTCGATGGCCTTGTCGAAGAAGGCGGAACCATACTTGGTTATGTAAATGGCCCTCAAGATGAAATTGAACTAGCCGCTTGGTCTTTTACTAACATCAGCCAGGAAGATGCTTTGGACTTCTGCCTATCGATAAACGAGGAAGCTTACTTGCTCGATGATGGAAGAATTACATCGCCAATTGAGCGCATTGGATTCTAATGGCGGACGAGACAACCGGTGTCCGCATAACACAGAACGCAATCTACCAAAAGCAACTTGAGCATGGTGAGACTCTCATCAAGATTCTCGAGAAGTTAGACCACCTGGATGATGTACCCGAAAGACTTAGGCACGTCGAGCTCACTCTGGCGCGTTTAGCCTGGATCGAGAAGATTGCCTACACCGGACTTTCAGCATCAGTTGTCGCAATACTTGGACTAATAATCAGCATGATTGGAATCTAATGAGAACTAAACCTCAAATGCCTTTAGACGGAACCTTCAAGAAAGACTGGAAGGTTACCTCACCTTTTGGATGGCGCATTCACCCAATCGAGAAATACAAGAAGCATCACAACGGCGTAGATCTATGGGGGCCAAAAGCTAAGATCTGGAACGAAGCCTGGCACGACGGAACTGTAATTGCAGCCGGAACCTCAAAGCTAAAGAATGCTGATGGATCTCTAGGTGGCGTTGGATGGTACGTGGACATCCGATCCAAGATAAACGGCGAGTGGTTTGTCACCAGATACGCACACATGGTCGAAAAGTCTCTGACGGTAAAGAAGGGCGAGAAGGTCAAGGCTGGAACCAAGCTAGGCATCATGGGCAACACAGGAGCTTCAGCCGGCAGACACCTTCACTTTGAAATCTGTAAAGGCAAAGTTCACCGTTGGACTTCTGACGGCAAAGGCTTTGTAGATCCACTCAAGTTTGTTCGAGCAACAATTGAACAATGGGAACTAAAACAATCAATCACAGAAGCAACACCGGAAGATGCTCCAGTCGCTCCGGCTCCTATTCACGAACCAGTCAAAAAAGGAAAATAGTATGTGGTTAGACATCGCTCGTAGAACAATGGCAGTAATCATTCTGAAGGTCACCGGAATCTTTGTCGGTGGATCAGTGATCGGTTTAGATGTAGTTCAGGCTGTAGCCATGGCTGCATTCGCTGGAGCTATCGATGTGGCTCAGGAGCTCTCCAGGTCATACTTGTCCGATGGCAAAATCGACATCGAGGACATCAACCGAACCTTTGGTAAAATCGCTGACAAAGAAGAAAAGCCTAAAAAGAAGTAATGTCATAGTCCATCAATAGGATGGGCACATGACAATCACACAGAAGATTGAAGCTTTAGGCTTCGGCAGGTATCTGGGCACCTTCGAGCCCAACTCAGCTGAATGGCATGAAGCCCGAGAGGGCATTGGCGGTTCAGACATCGGTTCAGTAATGAACAAGAATCCCTGGAAGTCTGCTTATCGACTATGGGCTGAAAAAACCGGCCAGCTCAGCGATGAAGTCGAACCATCTATGCCTATGAAACTTGGCACAGCTTTTGAAGCTCCAATTAGAGATCTATTCAGAGAGCAAAACGAAGGCTGGCTAACTGTCCACGAAACAGGCACCTGGCAAAGCGTTGCTAACCCGATTCTAAAAGCCAACCCTGATGGCATTATCGAATGGGCAGACGGCAAGCTTGGAGTTCTCGAGATCAAGTTCACCCGGCAATACTGGGATGAGCTACCTGAGCACTACAACCTTCAAGTTCAACATTACCTTCAAGTTCTAGGTTTAGAGCGGGCTATAGTCGTAGCGGTCGCAGGAGGCGAATGGAAGGAGTTTGAGGTCGTTTGGGATGATTCCCTTCAGAAAGACATGAAAGAGGCTGTACGAGCCTTCTACGGCTTCATAACCTCAAACAAGGCTCCAGACTACGATGGCAGCGACTCAACTTACGAGGCTGTCAGGGAGTTATCAGAAGGCTTACAGGAAGGTGAGATTGAGCTAGGCGCTCTTTGGTCTAACTTGCTCTCTACAAAGACCCAAGCAGAGTATTGGGACAACGCGCTCAAAGCTCAGAAGTCAGCGGTTCTGGCATTCATGAACGGAATCAAGTATGGTCTCTACCAGGGCGAAAAGGTAATCGCACTTCAAGCCCGAAACGCAAAACCCTTTATCACATTCAAATAGGAGAAAACACAGATGGCATTCGACTTATCAAATTACGAAACTGTTGCTGATCGCATTCAGAAGTTCTGGAAGACTTGGCCTCAGGGACGCATCATCACCGAAATCAAACTAATCAATGAAACTGAGGTTGTAGTTCAAGCTTCGATCTACACCGACCGGGAAGACCCAAGACCTGCATCAGTAGATTGGGCTCACGAAACTCGAGGCTCTTCTCACATCAACCGAGCAAGCTTTTTGGAGAATTGTGCCAGCTCAGCTATCGGTCGCGGTCTCGCAACTCTAGGACTAAGCACTTCAAAGAATCGTCCATCGAGGGAAGAGATGATCAAGGCAACAAGAGAGTCTCGCAACTACATCGAGGAAGCTTCTGAAGCAGCTGCCAATGATGATCTAGAAACCCTGAGAACTATTTACAACACAGCTCTAAAGTCACAAGTTGATAACGATGTCCTCGAAGCTATCAAAGGCTTGGCTGATTCAATAAAGTCCAAGTAATGTGAAAGGGCTGTGACCCACAGAAAAGTCACAGCCCGACGCTTATGGCGTCACCCAACCACGATGGGCAATCACAGTATAGCCCTAGGAAGGCACAGAATGAGCCTAGAAGCCCTATCAGCGGTTATTCATCATTCCCATAGCACAGGCACAGCCCGAGCCCTTATGACGGCTTTGGCATGGCACATTGGGGACGATCCTGAAGAAGGCTGTTATCCATCACAAACTCGCCTGGCTAAATTAGCCGGGTGCTCCGTTAGACAAGTT